TTTAATCCGTCAACCGTATCCGCTGTTACGTTTGTCAAAGTTCCAGATGTTGAAGTCCAGCTTTCTCCTGCTACTGCCTCTTCGAAAGACGGGTTAAGTAATTTATTCTGAGAGCCGCCATTTGCAACGGGTAAAATTCCGCTAACTTCACTGGCAAGATTTACTCCCGATGCTGAAACAAAAGTTTTTGCGCCGTCTGTTTTAATAAAATTAGAAGCTGTTAATCCGCTCATAGTCATGCCTGTAAATGTTGGCGATGCTGCTGTGTGAATGTTTTGCGGAGCTGATAGCGTGATCGATCCGGTCGCGCTTACTACCGTGATCTGGTTAGCCGTGCCAAGAAGTGATCTGTATTCATTAGCCGCTCCGGCGCTGTTGACCGCGAGCAATTGCCCAGAAGTCCCTATCGTTGGAAGCGAGGTATCAGTTAAAAGTTTAAGCCAATTAGTTGTGGTGCCTGAATCATTTTTATAATAAATGCCGTTTGCGTTTGAAATTACCGAGCCTTTGCTTCCGTTTGTCGCCACCGATTTCGGATCAACAAGGCTGGTATTATAATAAAGCCCTGAAGAATAGAGCGAACCATTTTTAAAAGTCTTGACGTTGTCGCCCGAAACAAACCATTCGCCAATACTAAATGCTCGCGTGGATAAAAGTAAAAATAGTAGGACTGTAAATTTTTTCATGCTTCACCTAAAAAGTTAATCGCTAAATAATCGGACACATTCGTCGCGCCGCCAGCGACTATCTTAACCGAAATTCTTGTTCCGGCAGGGATGTCGACCTCAACGCCAGAATCAGTTCCGCCCGCAGGGATATAGCACAGGGAAACCTCTGAGGCTGCCGCGCCCGTTGCTAAAATTAAAGGATCGCCATCTTGATACGTTGCTTGGATTTTTTTTATAATTCCAACCGAAGAGGCGACTAATTCCACATAGGTCGCGCTTGAAATATTCGTACTGGACATGTCAATCAATGCTTGGCTTGTTACTTTCAGTGGTATCATGTCAATCCTTCTCCATTTTGCGGCGGCGAGTGTGGCGTCAACGCAAATAAATGCTTTGTCTAGCGTGATATTAATCCAGTTTGAACCGACTTCGTAACCATCGCCAGTGTCCTCGTTAATTGTCGGGCTTGTCGTCGCCGCGTAGTTATGTTTAATGAGTTGAGCAGTAACAACTGGCGCGCTATTGCTTGTAAATCCCGTGCTTAAATCTATTATTCTCATATTTAAAACCTAAATAAATCAAACGCAAAACTATTCTCGGTGTCATTTAATCTGACGTATGACATTGCGTTTTTTTCATTCTCATGCTCGATTATCCACGCAATAAATTCACTTGTCGAATAAGAATAACTTGATGAGATTAGTCTAACGGTATAGATTCCCTTTTTTAAAAAAACTGATTGCGAAAACCTTATGTAGTAATTAACTGCGCAGTAGCTATTCGCCGTAGATAAAGAGTCCTTTAGGTTTTGCGCCGTAAACGTGGCAGTTGTCGCCACCTCTGTCGATCCACTAAAAACCGCAAGCCTAAAATTTCCAAGAGGCAAGTTGTTTAAAAATAAATATGGTCTAATCGCCTTGAGCCTTATGCCGAGTTCTCTTGTTACTTCGATTGACTGCTCAAGTGTAGTTTCAAGTTCTTTCATTAAAAAATAGTGCGCCACTTAGTTAACCTCTCTAATTTTAATTGAGGTGCTATAGAGAGCAAAGAATTTATTCACCACAGATGGTCTGTCGATTAGGCGATAGTGCCCAAGAAATCTATTCTTGTTATTTATAAAACCGTCACAATCGATGAAAAAATAAAAAGTCTTTGTGATTCCACAGAAGTCAAATAGTTCAAAGAAGTTATCTATTTCAGCCAGGTTAAGATTATCAAGGTTGCCAGAAATAGATATCTGGCTCACGTTTTCATCAAAAAAAGATTGTCCGTATCTGTTCGTTTGCCCCTTCGATAAATCATTATTATCGTAAGCCCAGCCAAAATTTACACTTCTCTTTCTTGTCCCGAGCTCCATCTTTGCGCCAATGAAAATGTTTCCAAGCTCAACGTAAATTGCAGACGAGAGAGTTACTCTCCAAAATCTATAGCTCTGATCTGTAAATTCTTTTAAGGTATAGCCGAAATCATCGTCGAGACTTGTGATTGTTGTGGTGAACGCTGGCGCAGCCCAGGTGTCAGTGCCATTCGCTTCGATTGTAATTGGCGCCGTTATATTGTAACCATTTATTTTATTTGCCGTGATTATTATAGAATTAACTATTTCAACGGTTATGAAATCAAAAACAATTACGCTTGAGCTTGTCGTTGACCTAAATGATTTAGTGCTTCTCGCGTCTTTTAAATTTGAAACCGGAAAGGATAAATTTTCATTTGTCGCCGTCGCTACCGTTGGCCCTTGATTGACTAAATTATAATAGTAAAATTTTACACTCATGCGCTTAACCTCGCGCCAGATTTTATTTGTTCTCTGACTGCTCTAAAAACTTCCCTGCCATCGATCTGAATTATAATCGGCGCGTTGCTGCCGCCACCATTCCCGCTGCCGCCGAGCTGTGCAGCTATGACGCCTTGTTGTGCTGTATTTAAAATTAATTCACCAGAGTTAACTCTTGCCATTACGCGATCACCACTAAAAGAACTACCGCCCACGATCCCGCCGTCCTCAAATGCTTTAACGCTATTGATCTTCGCCACGTTCGCAAGTCCTGTCGCAATTATTCCGGCCACTAAAAAAGGTTTTGCTACCGTTGGGACTAATGGATCAGCGAGCGCCTGAGATGCGGCTACATAAGTATTAATTGTAGCGCTTGCCGTTGCCAGGACTTTTGCAGTGACAGAACCTTCTTGGGAAAGAGCAATTCCGAGCGCAAGAAATCCTTGCAATGCACTTGCTCTAGCTGCAAATATTTGTCTTTCGTCCGAAGCTTCTTGTTCTTTTGTTTTTTTATTTGTTGCAGCGTTGGCTTTAACTACTGCCGTTTTTCTTTCTTCTAGCGCTAACTCATTTGCTAAAGCTCTATTTTTTTCATCTAATATTTTTTGGTTTTCCTCGACCTGGGTGTTAAATTTAAGCTCTGCTTGAATGAGCGCGTTTTCGTTTTCAAAATCAAGCTGGGCTTGCGCTCTAAGCGTAGAGTCTTCAATGCCTAATATTTCTAGTTCCCTGAGCGCGAGCTGTCTTTGCGTCTCGCCCTGAATCCTTGCGTCTGTTATTTTTGCCTGCGTTGCATTTTCCTGATCTAAAAGCTCTTGGCTTCTATCCGGTGCGCCGCCGCCGCCCTCGGCGTTTGCCGTGCTTTGTCGAACAAAAACCTGGGATTCAACTCGCTCCTGCCGAAGATGCAGCACTTCTAAAGCCGCAATTTCTTCATTTATCTCTGAGATGCGCGCCTTGATGGCGGGATTATTCTCGGTTAGCGGCGAGCTTCTTTGTCGCTCAAGAAGTGCAAGATCGTTAGTTAAAATATTTATTCTTTCGCCATAAGCCTGGACGCTCTCGTCTCCGCTTATGGCAGCGCTAACTTGATTAAATGCATTTTTTACGATATCGAATGTGCCGCCAAGTATCCGGTTAACTTCCTGAGCCGCTCCGCTGGCCACTAAAAATCTTCCGATCGATTCCTTTGATTCATCAAAACTATTTCCAAGAGCAGCGGTCTGCCCCGCGTAGGTAGCTAAATCATTTTGAGCAGAGCCAGAAAATCTCGCCTCAACGAGAGCCATAATCCCTTCGAAGTTTTTAGCTTTATCTCCTGTATCTTTAAATTGGATACCAAACTGATTAAGCCCTCTCGTTTGTCCGTTTATTGCGCGACCTAAAGTCTCGACAACGGATGGTAAGTCTCTACCAAATCGCGCTGCCAGGTCTGCCGCGCCAGATGTTGCTCGCTGCAATCCGGCTTGATCGAGCTTGACCAGGGACTGCAAAAGTCCTAGCGATGAAAGAGCGGCGTCGTCGCTAAATCTTGTGGTGGTTTGCAGGCTGCTTGCGTACGCCTGCAACGAGTTACTTGTCGCTGTTGTAAATTGTCCAGTAGATTTAAGAGCTGCATCTAGCCTATTGATTGCCGTTTCTTGCTCTGAAAAAGATTGCAGTCCGGCTTTTGCGATCGCCGCCAAACCGAAAGCTACGCCCAGGGCAGCGGTAGCATACTTGGTAATCGAGGAAATGCCAGAATCAGAAGATGCTTTAGCTTGTTTTTCAAGCGTCTCCACTCCCTTCGTGGCTTCTTTTGTTCCCTCTATGAATTGATTCCCGAAAATTGGATCAAACTTTATTCTGCCCGTGCTTGATTCTACTTTTTTAACCTGAATAAGGGCATCGTCAAGCGCGCGTTTTAAATTATTACTGGCAATCTCTAGATCAAATTTTAATTTTTCAGTCAAGGTATGCCCCTAGGTCGCAGAAGAATAAAACTTTTTCAAAAGAAAAATCATAATGAGAGCCAAGCCCCATTTCGTGCGATCTTTTTTGAATGTAATATAATCCTATGTCTTCCATGACTTCAATAACCGCCTCAAAATCTTCTGGCGAAACAACTTGCCTAAGCGCTTCAGTGTCAATCCCTTTGCTGTAAGCGTGAACGCAGTCCTTTATCAGTCTTTTTTTTTGAAAAAAACCAGCATCCTGTCAATAAATAAACCGGACATTTCTTTATACGGCTGGAAAAATTCCTCATCATTGAGAGATTCTTCAAAAGAAATTCCCGTCTTTGATAAATCCGTAAATGATTCAAGCTGCGAAACGCACTGGGCAATATATAAATCTATACTATCCAGCGATTGATCCTCGTCGCCTTCTTTCTTTTTATATTCATTGACAAGTTTTTTTACTTTAGACCAAAGAAGAATTGCCTCAACCGCGTTTGGCAATCTGATCTCTACTTTATTTCCTCTAATTTGATATTCTTGCTTCATATTAAATTAAATTTAAGTATAAATCTTTAAGGCTTGTCGTAACGAATCCAACAATGGTTAATTCTGCCGTCATAATAACGTCTCCGGCAATAGGCGCGGAAGTTATTGTGGCATTTCCTAAATATAGATTAACGCATTTTAGTGGAACCCAATTTCCGCCAGCTTTGGGACCAATGTTTACCATTACTGAAACAGTTTTATTCTGGATTAGCTTATCAAAAATAGCAACCTCACCAGCGTTTATTGCGACCGTAGCCGTTAATGTAACTTCTCTTTTCGTGATTTGCTTTTCCTGGACTCCAGACTCAGAGCAGATACAGTCAACGTCGGCGATAGTGTTGGAAAGTTTGATACTCATCTTTTGCGCGCACACGCAAACATTGTCGGTCTGATCGCCAATAAAAAGCTCGCCGTTTTTAACAGTGATATTAGAAGCGTTGTCATACGTTCCTGTGTATGGAGCAATATATGAAATTGCATTAGTAGCGGTATAGGTTAATGCGCCCGTGCTGTTTGCGCCCGTGGTGAATCCGATTTTTGTTGCCATCGAGTTAGCGGTGTTTGTTCCTGTGTTCCATAACAAAGAGAAAGCCGCGACGCCCGTTGCTGTAAATTTAAATTTACCAGAGCTGTCAACGTACACAACTGTAAAGACTGCCGTTGATGCCGAGTCGTTCATGGCCTGAGCGATAGCGTCAGCAAGCTCTGTTACTGTTTTATAAAATTTTGCAGTTAAAGAAATAGCATAAGTACCTGACGTGTCTGACCAGTCAAGAAATCTTGTCGAAGACGTTAGCTCAACCGGATTAACTAAATAGCTCGAGCCCTGAAACTCAAATTCTACTTCTGCCTGACCGTTGGCATCAAGAGTTAAGTTCATGGCGGAAATCTTGCAGCCAGGGGAAGCCTGCACCATGCCGCCATTTCCTTCGTAATCCCAAATAGAAAGACTGGGGTGTCCCGTTGCTGCTGGTTTATATAGAACCGATCTGCCAAGATTAATACTTACCGCCGGAGCCGTGGTCACTGCGAAATTTAAAGTTAAGTCGTCTCCGGAGATTGACTTAATGTTTCTCATCGAGAATCCATTAGTAGAATCTTTTATCATCAACGCTTCGCCCACTTCAAAGCTTGCCCCGATTCCGGTGTCTACTTTAATCATGGTAGTAGTTGACGCTGCTACCGTTGGATATTCTACCGCTGCGATGCTAGTAGCACCGAAAGCGCCTTCGTAAAAAAGATTAACGTCAGGAGCCGTTCCTACAACCCCAGAAGTTTTCAAGTAAGCGGGATGAGTGCCCTCTACGGATTCCTTTCCTATGGCCGGCTTTGATGCGCCGATATCATTTACTAATTCTTCATTGTCTAGTTTTTCATAACTTGATGCCATTGATTTAGAAGGGCGAATAGGAATAAAATCTTGCCCTGATCCTGGTGCGACAAGCGTTCCTGCCGTGATCTCTCTAACTACTGCTCTTACTGACGCTTTTGGGTTAACTGTTGCCATAAAAAAATCTCCTTAAAGTGATTCGCTAATTAAAATATTAAAACTTATTTCTGTGAAAAGAAATGATTCATCGTTATTATTTAAAGATTTTATTGCAGAAGCGGAACCGAGGGTAATTCTCTCAATGCTAGAAGATATTCCAAGCTCAGAAGAGTTTAAGAATTCTTTAAGTACTAAATTGGTATTTTCAAGCAGAGCGAGACTGGCAATATCAAAGCCGTCGGCTCTGCCTTCGTTCATTACATGCCGCTCAACCAGCACAATAATTATTCTTCTATCAATTGAGTAATTGCAAAACTCTAACGTCTCTTGATTTCCGTCGTCTATTTTAAATCCATAAAGAGATCGCCCCATTAACGGATTAGCTTCTATGTCGTAAGGATTTGGCAACCTTATATGAGAAGGAAAGACCTCAGCGAGACTACTCTTGACGGCATTGTACACTGTGGTTATTTTGCTCATCGACTAAGCCATCCCGTTTTCATTTTTTTCTCTTGCGGATCAAGTACGCCATTTGCGTTTAAGTCAACCCTGTTTATTGCGTGCGAAATTCTCGCCTCATATTCTTGTTTCGCCATTAATGCGCGATCAAGATAATCTTTCCCAAATGCGTTATAAATAATTTGCGCGGTCTTTGAAACCGAGGCAAGTTTAAAAACATCTCTTTCTAGAATTTGATTCTTGCTCCAGATAATTCCTTTCGCTTGCAAGTCTTTGACGATAATTTCCGCGGCAGTTGCCGTCTGTTCTTCCCAGTCCAGCTTTCCAAGTTCGAAAGCCGACAGTCTCATATTGTCGTTAAAGATGGGATACTCAGAAAAAAGATCGAAGTCGTCACTAAACTTTTGACCGATCCAGCTTATGTCTATTGCTGCGGTCAGAGTCTGATTAAATGTTATTTTTGTCCAAAATAAATCGTAAATACTTACAGTACTTAGCTCTGTTATTGTTGTCCCGTGCATGTCATTGGTTGCGCGAGATTGCCATCCCTCGAATCTATCGGGAGTAAACTGCACGAATCCGCTTTTAAATAATCCGTTTGTTTCATCTGAAATTTCAACACAGGCATTAAATTCGTTATATTTATAGTTAGCAACGCTCATCGTGGTTGCCGCTACTGCATTCACAGTGTCGCCGAGATTTAAGTAAAAATGATTAAAAGGCAAATCCGTCCCAATGTAAATTGCATTTCCAGAAGCGTACGACATAGCATATGAGTCGGTTTTATAGCCTCTGACAAATTTAGTGATATCTGTTATCGCTGCGCCTGCTTTAAATAAAACTCTCATCTATTTGTCTCCAAATATACTAATGCTCTTTCCTCGCAAGCTGCCGCGATTTGGGACTCTATTGGATCGTCAGGTAGTTCGACAGAAAGCGTTTGTCCAGCAACAATAATGACCG